GTCGGGTCGCTCGTCGTGATGGTGGAATTTTCCCCCAACCAATACGACTGAACGCCCGTCAGGCGGCGAGGTACCAGAAGGGTATCGCTTGACATGGTGACGTTCTGGAAAACGTTCATCGCCACGCCAAACGTTTCTACCAAGCGAATGATGGTGTTTGAGAAGTCCTCAAAGACCAGGGCACCGCCGAGGCTGTTGACCTGGCCGCCCATGTCGCGGTATTCAGCACCGAGGTGATCCGAGCACCACTGCCGAGCGTTCCGGTCACCGAAGTGAGCCTTGAGCCACTGGCCGCAGCGGTGGGCCATTTCGGGCGACTCAAAAATGCCTGGCTTGTAGCCACGGGTCGAAATGGGCTCGATGCGGGTCTTCACGTCGGTTGTCTCCACGGGTGCAGCGCGGTGCAGAACCTTGAGCAGTTCAGCCTTGCGGGCCTCAGCGGCCTCGCTCTTGGCAATGGCGGCCTTGATCCGCTCAGCCTTGGCAAGCAGGGCGTCGTACTTGGCCTGGCGTGCCTCGACGGCCTCGACGGCGAATCGCTCGCCTTCAACTGGCGTGCCGTCCGTGTTCTCGCCAGCCTCTTCCGCAGCGCCCTCTTCATCGAGCATGCCGAGCTCCGCGAGAGTGGCAGCGAGTTCGTCGAGAAGTTCTTTGACCTTGCTGGCGGCCATGTGTGTGGCTCCTGTGTGCGGTAGGTGGTGACCTATTCGCACGGTAGAGCCTTGGCTGGCACTCCTTGCAGAATGCGTGCTGCGAGTAGTTACCTAGTTAGGTAACGAGCGCCGGCGAATCTCGCACGACTTCACGCACTGCTTCGCAGTGTGCCGGCAGTTCGGGCACCGTAGATACCGCGTGCAGACGTTCGCCTTTTCCACAGACGCATACACGCCAAGACGTGCAGAGCGGCAGTGGCCGCAAACATCACCCGACTTTGTGGCCATGCTGCCTCAGAAACCTACGAATCGCCTTCTCAGACTTCGCATCCCGTCGAAGTTCCGGCAGCTTCAGCGCCGGTCGGTGCGATTGTAGAAACCGCTCATAGCTGCGAACCGCCACGCCCGTAGTGGCCTGCTCATACGCTGGCGTCAGGACTGGGCTAACGTCATAGACGCCTTCCACCTCATGAACGCTGCGGATTGCCGTGCCGTCTTCGTCTTTGTCCCACGACTCCTGGCCAATGACGAAAGCGAAACTTGAGCCCCACACGTCACCTCGAGCGATGAGCGTGGAAAGATCCCGGCCCAGCTGCGTGTCAGGCACCTCAACGCTGTACCGCATGCCCTCGTCATCGGTGTCTACCGTCAGCGTGCCGCTGCGAGTTGAGCCTAGGACGAAGTTTTGGTCATGGTTCCACAGGGCAACCACTGGGTGTGGCTGTTCTTTGAGGGCACGAGTAAACGCCCCCGGCATAATCTGCTCGCGGAACGTGCCCAGCATCGTGCTGCGTACGTTGTACTTGGCCGCATAGCCCCCGATATACGCCTTGCCAGCGTCGCGGGTTTCCATCGTCAGCGGCAGGGCAACGCAGCGGCGTTCAAGGTTGTCCATGTGTCACTTCTTCTTGCGTGGTTTGCGAGACCGTGGCATCGGGCCTGCAGGCTTAACGGCACCTTCTGGCGGCGTCACGCCATTGAGCAAGTCGTCGGTGTACGACGCGGGCAGGTTGTCGGCCGGGGCGGGCTCGCCAGCGTTGCCTACGCTGGCATCTGCCGCGATGCCCTGCATCGTGGTCAAGTTCATCTGCATGTACCGCTGATCGCCCTCTGGGCCAATCGGGTTCATGTTCAGAACCTCGCGGCACTCGTTGACGCTGTAGATGCCGGTCGTGAGCATTGTCTGCAGCCATGCACCTTGGGCGGCCAAGTCGCCACGCAGCAGGCCACGGGTATCGAACTCAGCGAAGTACACCTCGTCCTGCGTCACCAAGTCGCGGGTGATGGCGGATTCCCAACGGCGGAACCACGGCAACAACGTCTGCTGCACCAAGTCGATGGCGGCCTGCTCCTGGCTTGCGTAGCCAACCTTGGTTTTGTCTTGCACGTACGACGGGTCAACCCTGTACGCCCGGCATATCTCAACCGTCTGATACGCCCGCGTCTCAAGAAACTGGCTTGCCTCGTTGGACGCCTGCACGTCCTTCCAATGCACGCCCTGCGGCAGCACAGCTGTTCTGTGGGCACGATCAGCACCCCGGTGGATACGCTCAAACTGCTCACGCAAATGCTCGGCAGTCTCAACCGTGATCGGGTTGTCGCTCTCCATAAGCCCTGACAGCCGGCAGGCGTTGCCGAAGTAGCTGCCGCCGTGAGCCTCAAGGGCTTGGGCCAGGGCGATAGCGTCACGCGAAAGCGTGATTGGCAGCATGCCCGTCACGCCGTCCTGGCTCAGCCAACGCAGGTGGAAAATCTGGTCTTGCCGGTAGTACGACTCGGTGCCGTTCTGTTCCCGGTAGCAATACCGCAGCGTGCCGTCCTCCAGCTGCTTCACCGTCATGCGTGACGGGTGCAGCGGCCAGAGCTCAGTGACAGCACCAGCGGAACCACTGCGGATCTCAGCGTAGGCGTTGCCGTACAGCAGGCAGTGAGCCGTCAGCATCTCGCGGAACTCAAACGACGTTTGCCAGCCGTTGGGGGCTTGGCTCAAAATCCGATACAGCGGCAGATCGCGGGCACGCTCTTTGCCGCCCTCTTGCAGCCGCCGATACAGGTGCAGCGGAATCGTTGCCACGTTCTCGGCAATCAGCCGCACGCAGGCCAGCACCGCCGAGCACATCAGCGCCGTCTCGGGCGTGATGCGAACCCCGGCCGGGCCTCGAGCAGGTGACTCGCTCCACCCGTCGCCGTACGAGCCACGCAGATCAATGATGCGGTACGACTTCTCAGGCGTCTCGGCGTTGGCGATCATATCGTGTGGATTTCCCAGGTTTGTTCTGGCTTCGGTGCCGTCGCCTTCTGCCAGAGGCCAACAGCCTCAACGAGACCAACCATGCCGTCGATGCGTTCTGTGCTCTTGCTTTTGCTTAGCTTGATGTCGCCTGCGTGGTTCATTTCTATTGCCACGGAACTGGCCATCCACGACAGCAGCGGGTTGTTGGCGTGCCGCAGCTTGCCCGAAAGCACCAGCGTCTCTAGGAACTTGGCAGGGCTCGACATTGAGCCGAAACCCTGCCTGAACTCTACGATTTCAAACCCATCTCCTTGCAGTTGCTGCGATATGTGCTGGGCGTTCCAGGGATCTATCCCCATCTGCCGAATCACGAAACGCTTGCTGATTTCGTTGATGTCTCGCCGCACTGTGTCGTAGTCCGTGGCGTTGCCATCCGTGAGCCTCAGCACCGGGCCGTACTCGGTCTTGTCCCTAGCCCAATCCAGATACGGCACCTTGTCTCGGTGTGCTCGGCCTTGGGCGTTCTCAGCAGCGGCCCAAAAGAATGGCAGCACGTCAAAGGTGCCGTCATCGTCAGGAAAGAGATACACGGCGCACGTCAGGTCCGTGGTGCTCGACAGGTCCAGCCCAACGTACGCCTGGCGGCCGTCAAGGGGCCGCAACTCGCCGCCGCACGCAGCCCACTTGTCGGGCAGAATCCACCTAACGTCTGATGCCGTGGCCACGTCCAGCCGGTAACGCAGGAACGAGTTGAGTTTGCTGGGGCTGTTCTTGGCTTCTAGTGCGTCTGCCGCGAATGATTCCAGCGTGATGGTGTGCCCCAGCGACGGGTTGGCCTTGTGCCACGTCGCCTCTGTAAATGGGTCATCGGCTTCGTCAGCCTTGAACACACAGCCGAAGAAGGCCGGGTCTAGCTTTGGGTCTGCCTTGCACCGCTCGGCATACGTTCGCTGCTCCCACCAGAGTGCTTTGCGGTCCAACTCGCCGGCCGTGGTGATGGACAGTAGCAGCGGCTGCCGGCGGGAAGCACCGCCGTAGCGGAGTGCGTCCCACAGGCGACGGTCCCGCTGGGCGTGCAACTCGTCAAAAAGCAGAGCATGGATATTCAGCCCTTCGGCACGGAACGCATCGGCACTCAACACGCGGTAAAACGAGTTGCTTGCTCGGTGAATGATCGTCTTCCGCGAGTCCACCACCTCAAGCACCTTGGAAAGGGCCGGTGACGCCCGCACCATGGCAGCAGCCTCGCGGTAGATGATGCCTGCCTGCTCGCGGTCGCACGCCGCACCGTAGACTTCCGCCCCCGGCTCCTCGTCGGCCAGGAGCATGTACAAGGCGATGCCTGCAAGCAACGTGCTTTTGCCGTTCTTCTTGGGCACCTCAATGTAGGCCACGCGATGCTGCCGCATGCCATCGGGCTTCAGCCTGCCGAAGAGCTCTCGGAAGATGTCGTGCTGCCACGGCAGTAGCGTGAAGTGCTCGCCGGAATGCTGGCCCTTAGAGTGACGCAGCACGCCTTCAAAGAACCGCACTACCCGCCGGTACTTAGTCTCGCCAGCCGGCGAAAGGCTAGGCACCTTCGGAGGCGAAGAACGCTTCAAGATCGTCTTTCGGCGTTTCGGCTTTCGTCCCAAGTCGCACCCTGCTGCTCGGTGTCAGTCCGAAGTCACCCATCAGACTGGCCTGCAACACGACGAGCCCGCGATACAGACTGCCGGCGGGATTCGGTTTCACGCCACCGAGATCCGTTTTGATTGTTGGGCCGCTGACCCTGAGCTCGAGCAGGCAGGCTTGAGCAGCTGCGTGGACTTCGCACAGCGTGGCCAAAGCTTCGCCGTCTCCGGTCGTGAGCACTCCCATGCTCGCAAGGATGTCAACGAGCTCGTGCCACTTGGCCACCGCAATCGGCTCAACGGCCAGACGTTCCGGCATCGGCGGCGTGCCGGGCGGCGCGGACGGTTCGCGTTTGGCCGGGCCGCGTTGGGTGCCTTCCAGAATCTTGATGGCGGTTGGTTTCGGTTTTCGGCCCATTGCGATTGGCTTTCAAAAACGGCGTCAGATTTTTGCCACACGCTCGCAGAGG